ATTCAGGTAGCACATTGACACAGTGCAGCGCAAAACACGAAGTCCGTTTTAATGCAGTGCAACACAAAAATCAGTAATGATTTCAACTTCTGACATTTTCAGGCGATCAGCTCGATGGTGTTCTGTTAAACACAAGGGGATATAGAAAATGGAAAAACAAGAAATTATGCAAGCATTGGAAAAAATCGCAATCAAGCACAGCACACCATTTTGCTATGGATGCTACGCAAAAGCTCCATCGGGAACATGCAAACGCTGCATGTCAGATGACTTAATGAGAATTACAGAAGATAACGGGCCTGAATATGGCTTAGATTGGATTATCTCGGATGTTGTTAGACGAGAGTTAACAGTCATTAACGTTGAGGAGGCTTTCGAAAGTTCCATGGAGGGTTGTTATGAGGAGACGACGAAAATAGGCTGGCTCGAATATGATACGATCAGTGCCATAAAAGAGCTTGACCCTCTATCCTGGAAAATTGCCCGTGATGAGTGGGTTGACTTTGAGATGTCCGATGACCGGATTATTGAAATCGAGGGCGAATATTTTTGGATGGATGATGTCGAATCGTTTATCAAGCGAGAATTAAAAGACGATGAGAGTTAAAGGCAAGAGCTAACAAAACCCCGCGAAGGTTGCCCCTCATGGAAGAGGGGCGCTCTGTTAGCCCTTCAAAAGATGCTAAGATAATTTATAAAAAACTAAATGGGAATACAAGAAAATAAACGATTGAGTATCGTTTAAATTATTTAAATGTAATATAAATAATGATAACGTAGTGCATATATAGTATGCTTTGCGTCAGTATTATTTTTTATTTTTTTCTTGCATGTGCCCTGAGTCATTCGATACGAAGTATTCAGAGGAAGTGTGGGCTCAAATTTGAAAAAAGTCCGAGCTTCCCATCCTCTCGCCGGTTGGTGGGGGCTACCCACAAACTCAATTCATCAAACGACTCGCAGCGTATGCAAGAAAAAAAATAATATTTTTCAAATTATTTCTGAATTCATTTCAAAATGATCCGCATCAACGAGTCTTCTGAATTTTCCGCCCCATAGGATGGGATATCCTCGCTGCTGGTTGAACCTGTGAATTTTACAAAAAAACTTAGGCTGAAATAAAGCTTTCCCCTCGTCGAGTTGGAACACATCCAAAGCTAAAGAGCAGGGTTTGCCGTCTTTTTCAAAGTTATGCTTCGAATGTGGCCAAAGCGCCTTGGTTTTACCCTCATGAAACGCTTTTTCCTGATCCTCTTTATCTCTCCAGCTGCAAGAGATGTGAACATCTTTAAATTCATTTCTCATCTCTAAAAACCAGATTTGAAGCGTTTCATGAGCAAACCTAAGCTTGTCTTCACATAAGAGGCAATCGCCGTTATTGTTTGGAGTGTGGTGGTTCATGGATGTGTTCTTCCTCGTTGATGAGATCTTGAAGGTGGTTTGTCTCTGTGTCTTTTGGAGCTGAGTACCTGATTTTTTGCTCGAATGCGGTAGCCAAAGTCTCTAATTTTTCCTGAGCTTCTTTGATATGAACAAGTGCCTTCTCATGTTCATCTTCTTTTGAGAAATAGGCACGCAGTAAGAGCAAAATAATTTGAAGGACAATTGCAAGTATTCCAGTCATAATTTTGAAAAATCGTGAAGTTCGCATGGGCTCGTTTCCTGAGTGGAGACATAGACCCTAAATCCAGTGGTCATTTTGATAATTTGAGTCAGTCGGTTGAATCGATTTTTTACACTCCAGGTCCATGCAAATTCCTCAGCTTCTGGATTTTCAAGCAAACTGGTATAATTCTTTTTGACGAGATGAACGATGAGATAGCCATCGGCGAATGTTTTTCTCTCTACCCCATCAGAAGTAAGGTAGTTCATTGAAACACTGACTGCGTACACTCCTCTTGTCGTTTGATCAAAGGTATTTGAATCAATGATCTGAGATAATGGAACCTTGGCGTAGCTCTCTCCTTTTTTGACATTCCCCTCGTAGGTGGGTCTGCCATCAGGAAAAAATATTTTGAAATAGACGCAAGCTTTTTCATTTTCACATTGAACTTGTGGTGGAGCGTGAACAAAGAGATATTCCGATTCTGCGCTGGTTCCTTCTATTTCTCGACACACGAGCCAGCCTACGGACACTTGCGCCTGATTGCAGGACATGAGCGCAGTTAAATCATTTCCTAGAATCGCACTCTGAGAATCTAAGACTTTGGGAAGTCTGCTACAAGACCAACTCGCCAATAGAACTAAAGACGCAAACAAAGTGACTTGGTACATCGTTTGCCCTATGAGTTAGATTTTTCAATTTTTTCTTTATATACTTTTGAAATGAGATTCCTAAACAATCCAAAAATGGAATTACTTTTGATCGTGGGAATATCTGCGAGTAACTCACTGATAAAAAAAAGAATAGTTGCAATCACAGCCCAGTTTTTAGAAATAAAATCAAATGCAGATTGAATCATAAATCCTCTGCCTCAGCTTTTATCTGTTTGAGCATCAGTTTCCTATTGCACAAAATGTGCAAAATTAAGAATTTTCAAACTGTTTGATTATCGATTCGAGTGGAACTCGGATTAATGCAGGTTGTGTGTCTGGGCTTTCAAAAAACTTAGGATTTCTCTCAAACAATCCGTATTTGAGCCGATCGAGTGCGTGCGCTAACTGAGGCTGATTTTGAGGTTGAAAGTGGCACTCAGTGATGACTTGCAGGATTTCTTCTTGCAAGGAATTTAAAAACTCTGGAGTAGGCCTTGTTGCTGGAATATGATGGACCTCATCTTCTGGGTGAAACTGGGTGTCTCCATTTCTAAAAATATCATGATTTTTTTTAAGCGCCATAAAATTACCTGTGAATCACTCTTACATTTTTAAAAAATAAGCTAAATTGACTTAAGTTTCGATCAATTGAACTTAAATGAGGCCACGCAGCGTTCCACTTCATTTGAAGAGTTTTTGAGTCCCATTGAAAAAGGATAGGAAACTCAGAATTGCAAAGAATGATCCAGTCATTTTTTACAGAATTGAAATAACAAAAGAGGGTTGTTTTTTCGCAGTTTTCTGCTCCTGTCCATAGAAATTCCACATCAGAAAATACCCCGACTGCTAAAAGGGGATCGGGTATTTCAAACAGAGTAAAAAATTCAGAACGATAGAAAATCTCTCCCTTGGAGTCTGTAGAAAATTCACCCCCTCCGCCGAATGAGGGTATAAACTCAGAGAGAAACAAAACTGTATTAATTAAGGAGCCAAACTGCATTTCAGCATTTGTGATTTCTTCCTGAATGGACTGAAAGAACAAGGCTCTTTGATTTAAGGAGATGGGATTATTTTCGTCTAACCCTTCCATTCTCAGGACGTACATTAGGCCCTTTCTCGTTTGGTGTAGCTCAAGTAGAGTCTTCCTTGATGAGGTTCTTCTTGGGGTTCTGAAGTGTACTGAATTTCTCCATCTGCTGTGACTGAGAGTTGAAAGCTTAAGCCTTTCTGATCGGGGCTAAAGGGCTTAAAACTTGAAAGCCAGATGGGGCCTTCTGATGGGTGTTTTTTATAACAAACAAACTCAAAAACTTCCTGAGTACTGGGATGAGTTCCTGCAAAACGTTCACAAACCCCATGAAAGAGACAAAATTCAAGATCCTTTTCTAAACTGACTCCAAGAGGTCTGGGCGTTTTTTGATGATTGAGAAGTTCTGCTTTGATAGGAGGAATTCCATTTTGAAAATAAGTTAAAATCGCCGTTCTCAGTTGGGTATTGTCTTTTTCATCAGGGGTGAGATTCGCCAGTTTTAAAACTGAAATCAGTTCTTCCTGAACCGAGTTGAGCCATTTGTCGGTAATTCGAGTCGCTGGAATGTCATTTTCCGGCTGTGCTTCGTGAAATAAACCATCTGCAGTATCAATTCTTTGCATATATCTTCCTTAGCTTTTTATGTAATAAATATGAACTTTGCAATGCGCAGGTACCATTTCAAAAAGGAGAGATTCCAACTTCTGATCTTTCCAGGAAGTCAGAGGTAGACCAATGGGATCTCCTACTGAAAAGTGTTTGATCTTTTGAATAGGAATTTTAAAATAAATCTCATTCGTTTGACCAGGCTCAGGATGATTTCCAGCGACTCTGACTTCTGGATATCCATGAAATTTAAGTTGATCTAAAATCGATTGTAACGAAAGGCTGAGGGGTCCCCCTGATGTTTTCATAAAAGAAACACGGAAATCTCCATTCCAATGGCTTTGATCTGAATTAGGATAACTTTTTTCTTCGAGTGCATCTAAACGCTCTTGAATTCCGGCATAACTTTTCGCTAAAGCCCAAATGATCTTGGCAAATTTAGAATTTCTCTCAGTGATCCAGCAATCTCCTTGAGGTAAGAGCGATTGAATCAGAGCTGCGTATTTTTCTATTTCCATCTGATTTCTCCTAAAACCCCGACTTCTCCTTTTTGAAATTCAATGTCTTGTGTGGGTTCATGCAGCTCATAACGCTCATCCCTCACGGTTTGTGCTAGAATCTGATGAATCTTCGATCGATAAATGGGTTTGCCAGGCTGAGAAAAAAGCATTTGTTTGAGTGATTTTTGAATTGCCTCTCTGAATTGTTGAGTTTCAGTCCAAATCGTAAACGTGATCCGTTTTTCAATGGGTGCATAGACATCAATTCGAGTCCCTATGGGTTTTTTCAGATCTAAATGAGCTTGGAGTGTGGCTACATTTTCTTGTGAAGGGATAGGAGTATTGAGATCAGTCGTTAAAAAGGAAATACCGATGGAGCCTGGGCCTTGATAAGCGGGTTCAATCCAAATCGTTCCTACAAAACTTTTTTCTTTGGCCCATAAGATGTAATCCGACTGAGTTCCTCCTCTAGGGGGATGCTTGAGGCGAAACAAGAGAGTTTGCCTAAGTTCTTCATCGGACTGCAAGGGCGAGCCTCCGACAATGCCTGGCTCCACCAGCTGAATTTCTGCTTTGAGATTTTTATCTACAGAAAAAAGTTTTGAATTTGCAGCGATATTCGATTCAAACCCACTTTCTTTTGCTAAACAGGTATAGTTTTTTCCATTAGGTTGCGCTTGGTAGAGTTTTCCATTCGAAGATAAAAATTCTAATGTGGACTGAGTTTTTAGAAGCTTTAAGGATTCATCATCCAGGGGATGAATGCCGATCTGCCCTTTGGCAGTGCTTGCCGGTGCGCGAGTGATTTCAAAAAGATGAGCCCATCTTTCTAATTCCTCCCCTTGAGCGGTATCAGGTAAGAGCTGATATTTTCCCACATGATCGATATGGGTATGAAGCATGAATGCAGCACCGGAAAGCGCATAACTCAATCCATAAAGGGGACTTCCAGGTAGGAAAAACCTGGGATCTGCGATTTCCTCTTTCAAATCTCCTAAAATCTGTTCAGATAATTCTTTAAGTGTGGGGTAATTGAAAGACATTTTTAATCGTCCTTTGGATCATTTGAGGTTCATGAATTCCGTGAAGTTCAACATCCAGGATTAAAGAATCTCCTTTGGGGTAAGTCGTGATTTTAATATCAGACGTAATTACTTTTTCGACTAACCATTTTAAAGCTTCCTCACTTAATTCCTGGGATAATTCTAAAACCTCCTCTGATAATTTTTCTCTTTTCAGTCTGTGAAGCGTAGACCCAATGGGTGTTGAAAGCTCTTCAGCCCACCAACTGGGTGATTTTGTTTTGTAGGTGAAAAGGCTTGAAATCACTGCACTTGAGATCCAGTTTTTCACATCAAAAGAAAGATCAAAAGCCCTGAGTTTTGGATCATAGGTGAAAAACATTATTTGAACCTCTGAATTGAGGTTTTGAGATCTTCCCTGTTTTTTAGCTCCAGGGTATCTAAAGGGTGGGTAACGGCAGTCCCTGGAGCTCCGGACAAGAAATAACCAGGACTGCTAATCGCCTGAATCATCTCCAGTAATTGAGATAAAATCTCACCTAAACTGTCTTTGCTTTGAAGTTTTAAGCTCTTCTCTCCTAAAACTAATTTATTTTGATCGTTTTGTGTGAGTACGGTTTCATTTTTATTCGCAAGTGCTTGCGTGTCAATGACAGCAAGAATAATCGCAAGCCTGGGATCTCCTTGAGGACAAAATACTAAAACTAAATCCTCTGGATTGGGAGATTTTTGAAGACCATTGATACTAAGCACCCTCACTTCAGGCAAAATCTCTTGTTTAGAAAAAAATACTTTCACTAAGAGCGGAGACTGACATTCTAAGACTCTTCCAATACGTAAGAGCTGGGCAATCTGCCGTCTCATGGGTCTCAGTTGTGAATTCGTCCATTTAATAAAATCTTGGGTCACTGAGCATCCCTTCTCATTAAATCAATGAATGCGTTCATTCGCATCTCAGCAGCAGGATCTGCAAAGAAAGCTTGCGGGGGAGTCAGGGTTAACGTGGTGGTATAACCCTCCTCTTCAGAAATCGTAAATTCCACGGCTGCAATTAGAAAAATTTTGTGAATCCCCATTGAATCCACTCTCAAATCAGCCAAAGTATTAGGCTCGTAAAGTTCCCCTTTTTGATTCACCCACTCGGGTACCTTGACTTGAATGGAGTTTGCTCTTGAGTATCTCATTTCTTTTTCCCACTGAGCCCGTTCTTTTGCTCTGCTTGAAAATCCCTGAGCGTCAATGATCAGGGGCCGGTAACGCGTGATGCGCTCATCTGGGACTGTAGCTAGGCTTTGGGTACTATTTCCTAACTCTTCAGAATAGGCTAGTACCTGATAGCTTGAGTAAAGGGACTTTGACCCAAACTGATAATTGAATTCCATCAGATTTTCTTTTTCATAGATCTGAGAATAAGAATCTGAGTTTAAAGTTGGTTTTGATAAAACCAAATCCCCGATTTCATTGGTCATGAGGAGGCAATTTTCAATCTGCGCTGCTCGTTCTAGGCATTCAAAAACGGTTTCACCGAAGTGAATGAACCAGGATGGATAATGATGAGGATTATTTAATTTTGAAATGACTTTAATTCCAAACGGAAATGATAGCTCTTTAGCTATCGCTTCCAATGTCACAGACTTTTCAAATCCCATTGGATCTTTAATGGCTGCACAATCCACCAGGTCACTCGTTTTATCGCGAGCCCCAATTCGAAACGATTTTGAAGACGGCGAAAGATGATACCCCACAGTATCCACGTACCCATAAAAAAGAGGATTATAAATATAGGAAATAATGACTTCAGAACTGGTAGGAATATTTTTCAAATCTGCAAGATCTGGGTTACACTCGATGGATACACCAGCGCAAAGCGTGTCCAAGGATCTTTGAATCGAAACGGATCTAAAATCAGAATATTCTATTCCATTGATGGAAATAAAGAGATCAGCCATAGGGAAAGCAAGTGTGAATAAAGTGGTATTGGTTTGTGAGTTCTTTCAAGTATTCTAATCCTCCTAAATTCCAGGATTCAAGTAGTAAGCATTGTTTTTTGATCTCTGTTTCAGCTGGAGAGGCATTCCAAGTCATTCCAGATTCAAAAAGATCATGAATGCAAAGGGCTTGAATTTTCTTTAAAATAGAAAAAAGTTCTGGATCAAACTCAGCACTGACTAAGAGTCGATCGACATTGGTTTTCAGTGCTTGAAGCTCCAGTCGTTTTTGTACGTCTGTCAAGGTGGGGTAGCGAGAGAAGACATGAGAGGCTTGATTTCCAATGATAAAAATTTGCTGTCCTAAAGACAGAATAATGATGGGATGAACATCAGCTCCGTTATACCGATCCGGTGGATAAAATAAGGTCCAGTTGTAAGGATCAATTGAATCAAATCGACTTCCTGTGACCAATTTCCAAACATTCATGACGGATGCGTAAAGTCCACCCACGCCGTTAGTGTAAATCCCCTGAGCTGCGGATCTTAAAACACTGAGGGAACTTGCGAAATTATTTAAACTATCTTTTGCATGAAGTAGGGGTGAGAAAATCTGTTCCGTTTTTTCTGCAATCATTAAAATTCCATCATTAATCTGATCTAGATATTCAACTCCCTGATTTCCATAGCGAATGCCCTGATCGAGAAATTCAGATGCTTTTTTAAGCGCATCATTGCCTAAGAGTGCTCCAGCAAAAGGAATGTTTTGGAGTCCGAACACTCCTTTTTGAGTCTCCTTGGTTTCCAGAAAGAGCATGCTAAAATAGACCACCCCTCCTTCAATACTGTTTTCACTCATTTTGACACTTTTGCAAAACACCTCTCTTTCTCCATAGTAGGGATGAAATAACTTCCCTGATTTTGGGTCTTCACACGCTTTATTTAACCGCTCGGCATCTAATCTATAATTGGCACCAATGACAATGCCTTGAATAGAAATTTGCTGACCCTGTTTTCCTAAATCTTGAACAATGGGCTGATCTTGAAATGGAAATTGATAGGAAAAAACACGACGGCCCGTATCGGTTGAAGTTTCATTGAGAAAAAACCAGGCATCTCTAAACCTGGCTCGTCTTAAGCGCTTTCTTTGAAAAATCAACTGCTACCTCCTAGGATTAAGCCTTGCTCTAAACGCGTGACTAGCCCTCCTTGCGTTTTTGAGATTTGAATGGGTGCAGGTGCGTTTTCAAACCTAAGCACGATAAGATTTTGAGATTGTGTGATTTTGTCATCTTTATATTCCTTGGGGTTTTTTATGCTCTCTTGTACTTCTTGTGGCTGCATTTGAGGTGGACTGGGTTGCTTGGAAGCCGTTTTTTCCTTTCTTTCTTTAGCTTCTTCTTCTGCTAATTTCAGGGCGTATCCAGCTCCAAGTACTGTTGCGAAGCCACTGAGTCCAAGCACTGCACCGACCGGTGAACCTAGCATCCGAAACCCTATGCCTGCGGTTAATGCAACAAGGCTTGCATTGACCAGACCGATCGAGTCATCTAAGGCTTTTAGAAAAAGTAAAACGGGTTTACTGATCATGAGCAGTTGATCAAACGCTTTGGGTAGACGATTGGATAATTCATTTGAGAATTCAGTTATCGTGTCCTTATTTTCAAAAACTAATGTTTTCATATGCTCAAGCCAGCTTGTAAATGGCTTTAAAATATCAGGGCCAATAGCATATTTAAGATCTTCAAATTGTTTTCCAAAGTCAGTCATTGCAGCTAAATAATCCCTGGCTTTTTGTAAACTGTCTTTGGGTATGGGATCTACTTTAAATTGGCCAAAGAGTTTTTCAATTTGTGGATTACTCATTTCAAGAAGCTTCAGTGGTTCTGTAGTTCCAAAAATACGTTGAGTCACTCTGCTTTTAAGCTCTGAATCATGAATCTTGCGCAAGGAATCTAAAGTGGATCTAAAACTTCCAATTAAATCTTTCCCGTAAATAGCATGAGATTTTGGAAGTGCATGCATTGCCTGAGTTGCATCCGTCATACGAAAAGATTTCAAATCAAACTGAACTTTTCTCAACGACTCTAAAGCAGAGTTCATCCCACTTGCTGAAATTCCTGCTGCTTTTGAAACGTAGGAAAGTTGTCTTATTTTTTCGATGGGCAAATTTAAATAATGACTAGCCGCACTTAAGTCAACCAAGTTTTGAGAAAGATCGGATGAAAATCGTTTAGCAAGGTAAGTGACTCCCCCTGATCCAGCAAGCACAAAGAGGAAATTTTTTAATCCTGATGTAAGCTGAGATAACCCTTGATTCACATCTTCGATCAGTGTTTTAGGCTTTTTACCTTCTTGCTCATCTCTTTTTTTGCTGATTTCATGAGGCAAGTAAACCGTTTGCATGGGTTCTTGAAGTTTTGTGACTTCTGGAATTGGGTTTTGAAGCGTAGGCAAAGATCCCTTGACCTTTTGCTTAAGCTTATCAAATGAGCTTTGAACATGCTTAAGACTCGTATTGACGTGATCAATATCTTTGCTAGCATGATCTGTTGCAACAACTGTAATACCTATTGGAATTTTATTTTCTGCCATGACTGAACTGCCTTTTGATTCCAGAACGTTAATTCTTTGACTTTAAAATTCCTTACTTCTGAGAGACTTAACCCAAAAAACAAAACTAACTCTGCAATGATATCTCTGGTGTTTCTTGGGTAGGCTCCAAAAAACGGATGGCAATCTTAATGACTGCATAAGTATCTAAAACACTTAGCTGATCAAATACCGCTTTAGAATGACGGGTCAGTTTTCTTGCAAAATCTAAAAGATAAGCTTTCTGAGTGTATTTATCCCACTCCTCTAATATATGCCAAATATCTTTACACTTAGGCTCTCTAAACTCAATCTCTGTAATATATTCTTCAGCAAATTTAATCGGGGTTTTCAATTGATAAATCATTATTTTACTCCTGTGCTTTGTCAAAGTGCATAGCTAACCCTTGAAAGGTGACATTCATCATCCCTTCTTCCGTTGATATTTCAGCCTCAGAAACCCAAGCTGATTGAAGGATGTACGTCTTTTTTCCCAGTGTCAGGGTAATCGTCATGCTGTCTGTTTTATAAAAAGAATCAATATCTAACTCAGGCATTAGAACCATATCGCCCTTAAACGAGGGGGCTGCGTCTAACACCTCTTTATAGCCTACGACTGTGCCTCCCGCTCCTAGAACCGCATCCCGCTTGGGTCTTCCAGGGTTGACGGTCCAGTTCCCATGAGTTTCAATGGACTTTCCGTCTACTACAAAATGAATAATTCCTGCAATTCGATTCATAGATTACCTCTCTTAGAGAAGGAAACTCACTTTTGCACCTAAGATGCAAAGCTGATTGACTAGTTTTGGACTCATGGAAATATCAAGCCTACTCGGATCTGTTTTATTAATTTCTGTGATCAATCCCTCTTGGAATAGGTCTATGTCTTGGACTAACCCTGCTTGTTCCCATTTTTTAAAAAGACAAATACACTCAGCTCGTGCAAGTCTTGGAGTCATGACCGCTCCTGAGCCTCGGTAATTGTCAGTGGCTAGCTTGTGGCGTGGGTATTTCAGCATGAAGTAGCGTTTTAAATCCCAGCGGATAAAAGATAAAACCAGGGGAACATTGGGGCTAGAAAGACTTACGTCCACTGCTCCTGCATCATTTTGAGTATAGGTCGTCACCAATCTTTCAATTCGAACTCCCCCGCCTGCGTCAATACAAAAAGTAGAAATCCCCTGACTCAATGCTTTTTCTCGGTCGATTCGATCATCGATCTCCTCCAGTTTTGGCGCCTGAATCCCTAGCAGGGGAAGGGTATGAAATGGTCTGGCTGGATCAAGTTGCGCAGAGGAAGCAATCGCCCCTGCCAGCGCAGCTGACCACACGTGCGTTGATGAAGCACTATGACAGATAGGCATGATGGCCACATAAGCAGAATTGATTTTCAGATTCATAGACTCTTGGCTGATCCCTGGAACACCTACCACTGCAAAGCAATCGAGTTGCCTCTTGGCGCTTGATCTTTCTTTTAATTTTGAAGCAAGTAACTTTAAAGTGTCTTCATCAGAAAATGAGCAGGCAATCAGATTGAAATGATGATCCTTGATCGTACTAAAAATTGAATCAAGATCAATAGATGGTTTTGCTTTGTCTGGAGTGGATGGAGTTGCCCCTGGCACAACAGAAGCCAAACTAGGCTTATCCGAACTAGGTTTATCTGAAATCGCTTTTTTAAAATCGATACCCCAAAGTGGGACGTCTGAATTTTTGAAATAAACTTCTGCCATTTCAAAAAGAGTGCCGCTGCCAAATTCCTTTTTAGCCGTCTCAGGATTAAAAATCTGAACTAACTTATTTTTACTCTCGTTGTTACTTTCTCCAATCAAAAGCACTTTGTAGGGCTGCACACCTGTCAATCCTTCAGAGGCACGAGAAGAATCAAACTCGACATAAACGAGTGGAATTTTCACTTGCGATATTTCATTAAATTGGATTGTCATTCATCCTCCCTTTTACATCCACACTGAGTCGCTCAAAATCAGTGACGTCTTCTCCCCTTCTAAACTCTTCAAAATAAGTCACATCACAAGAGAGAGTGGCGATTCCCAGTGGACGTTCCCCTTCAAAATAGGTTTCAATTTCCATTTGATGAGGCATAATTCTTGAGACAAGATCTCCCATCGAATCATCAGTAAAAAGAATGTGCTCCACCTCTGAAATGATTTGATGGAGCACGTCTTCACTATTCTCCTCGCCTTCAATTAATATCTGAATAGTGAGTTCTGCTGTCTTTTTTAAGTTGAGAAAACTTGTATTGGACACAATCTCGGCTGTTTCACGAGAAATGCCAACCAGTGTACAAGGGAGTTGATCCAATTCCAGTGTTTTAACACGACTTAAAACAACTCTCCCGCAAAGGGTGACTTCCTCACTGAGTAGGTGACAAACGTAATGGATGATTTTATTTCTCTTAGACATTTTTAAATTTCTTTTTTTGTAAAATCAGTCTGACTGATCCTGCTGAATCGGTTTTCACTTCTCCCACCTGATAGAGTTCTCCCTCCACTTGGATGCGGTCCCCCGCTTTAGGCAGTGCCACACGGTCATTTTGAAACTCAAAAGTCGAGGCAAAATTGGTAACCGTGGACTGACCTGCTTCCACCAGGAGGGTTGATTCTGAGAATAAGCCGTGGACAAGAGCAGGTGTTTTAAAGCCATCAGATTGATAAAACACGCTTGCGTCCTGACCAAAGGCCACACAGCATTGGTTAAATAAAGTCCCAAATAAGTCACGGTAGGGTGATTCCATTGAGTCTTACCCTGACAGACGGATCTGCTTTTGCGGCGTCATGGGCAGATACTCCGATTAAAACGGTGTTCTCTGATTTTTGAGAAGTGACGACATAAAACTCTCGTGCCTCGGGATGATCTGTGTCTTTCTTGGGAGTTTTGTCAAAAAATACAGCGTCTCCCGCACTAAATTGACTTCCGTCTGATCTCAGCGCATACACGCCCGTCAAATATAACTCAAACGAACCTCCTACATGAGCGGAGGTTGCAGGAATTCCAAAAAGTTTTCCAACAATCACAGGCTCGCCGCTCGTAATTTCCCGATCCGCAATAACTGGGATAGACATCCCTTCTGATATGTAATTTTTCATTATTTTACCTCATTCTTATTTTTGTGGTGCAGCCCCTGAATTAAAGTGCATTCCTCTCCATTCCAAAATGGAGCATCCAAAATCTAATCTCGCTTTCATGGATAGTCCGTCCGTTTTGAATTCCATTTGGGATTCGACATACACGGAATCTTGACCGTTTAAGAAACACACTTCCATCGTATCAAGCTGTGCTGGATCTATGATGTTGTAAAAGGCATAGGGGTTTTTACCTTGTTTTACATCAAGCAAGATATCGAGTCTTGGTTCAATAATGAGTTCCAACGCATTGACAAAAGGATTGATCTTTTGCTGAGTCGTAGCCTCAACCACACCAGCTAGATAATTTTGGGTGATAAACTGCATTGCCCTGATTTCATTTTGAGCCGTGGTTAAAAGGTATTTTGGCATCAGCCCCAAGGGCTGGCCTTTCATCGTGGTTTGGAGTCGCAGTGCTAAACGGGCTTCAGTGAGAGACTCAAGGCCCACTTCCTTAGCTTTTCCGATATTTCCGTGATCACTATCAAAACACCTCTTTTTATCTGTTTGCATCACAGGATTTGAAACGAGCTTTTCATACACCGTTTTTGAGATAAGGTCTGCTCCTGCTCTTGCAATGATGTCTGGAATTCTTGAAAAAGCATTCAAATCATCATTGATCAGTGCAGTTCGACTGATATTGATCAGCCTGCCGTATTCTTGAACCGTGACAGTTTCTGTACCTTCATCTAGGCTAGATGCTTTATATTCGCCTAGTTCATTTTTTGGCTCAAGCAGGTTCACATCCGACAGCATGATCCTAAACTGGGGCCTAAAATCCTTGGCAACACTCGTTCGGGTCCAACTCCTCCACGTTTGTGGAGCGGATTGAAATCCATCTCTAAGGAGTCGATTCATGAAGTTACCCAAAAGCATTGGAAAATCAGAGGAGCTTTGCATGGACCTTGTAATGATTTCACTGGGAGGAAGAAAATCGCCAGACACGCCTAGACACTTTCGAGCCATGTCTGGAATAGATAGATTTTGAAATTTCTTTCCTGCGTCGGTGGGTTCATATTTTTTAGGATTGTGCCTGCTTAAAAGAGCATCCACTACACCGCGGCTGATGATTTCTTTTTCATCATAGCTTCCAGGAGAAATAGAGACTTGAGCTTGAGTTTTGGAGCGTTCTGCTAATTTCTCTAAAATTTCCTGACTTGCTTTTCCAAGATCCACCCCCCTGACAATAAGGTCTTGCGATAACTCCTCGCCCAGACTGGCTGCCTTGACTGCTTTTGAAATTCCTAAAATCCGATTCCTTTCTTGGATTGCTATCTCTTGTGAATTGATTTCTTTCATTTTTAGTTCGTCCATTTTTATTTTTTCAGGGTCACTTAGTTTCATATCGTTCCTTTGTTTTCTAAATCCTGCTCTCGAATCCGCTCCGATCGGGCACAAACTCAGTTCAACGGGTTCCCAATTCGTAGCCAGTCGCATCGGAATTCCATCCTCGCTCGTCCCTTGGTCTTGATACTCATGCACGTAGTACCCAACGGATGCGTTTCTAATAATTCCAGCTTGAAAGTCTTTATAAATTCCTCTCTCTTCTGACCTGGGAGAAAACCGGATCTCCGCTATCCCCACACGTCCTCCTTCTTGATCCTCGATGTAGGCTTTCTCAACGACTCCTAAAATCGCATCTACGGAGTCGTTGTTATGGGAATCAAGCAGTGGAGCATTACCCGAATTAAAATATTCAAGATCCACCTGACCCTCTTCCAGTCCCAAGATTTCAATAAACTTTCCGCTTTCATCTGAGCGCTCAACTTCAGAGCCTGATGTAAAAATGAGTTCCGCTCTCAGTTGAGAAGTGTCCTCACTGGTAGAGTCGGCTGAATGGGAATCTGTTTGACTTCCATCTGCTTCAGATGATCTTTTCTCATCCTTGTCATCTTTCTCGTCGTCTCCCTCGTCTTCTTTTTTTGTATCCTCTTTGCGTTTGTCCTTTTTGGGCTCGTCATTGCATTCACCTGGGGATTCATCCGGCTTCTTTTCCTCTCCATCCTCGCTCGTCCTTTTTCTGATTTTGATTGGAATTTCCCGTCTGAGTATCTGCATTCTTGTTCTCCGAAAACCAAGCCAGATTTAAACCTAATGATTCAGCTAGTTTTTTATCACTTGCTAATTCTTTTAATTGCTGCTCGGGCTCATACCCTTGCTCTCTGATATAGTGAGAGAGGGAAAAAAATCCATTGCTGAGCCCCTCTGCCATGCTCTCGATCTCTGCTTTTGGATCAATCATCTCGCGCCTGGGAGGGGTGTAAGAGAGGGTCACATCTGAAGTATCCACCCCAAGGAGTGACACCATTTCTAGAAATTTATTCATGACGGGTTGAATCCAGCCTGGAATAAATGTAACCCATTGATAGCTTTGAACCGTCCGATGAAACTCAAGCCATCCCATCCTGGCGGATGAAAAATTTACTTGAGAATAATCATTGCTCAGTGCCTCAAATGAAATCCCTAAACCTGCTGCAATTTCTCTGATGCAAGCCCTCATGTAATCAGGGTAATTGGGGGCATCAGGAGGGTTATTAAAAACAATATCTTTCCCAAACGGCAGGTATTCAATCATTCCAGGCTGTACTTGCTCCAAATAATCTTCATCTTTGGAGGCAACACTGTCTAACTGTTCGTTTACGTCCCTGATAAAACCTGCGTAACATGCGCTGAGTTTCTGGCGGCTGAGCTGAGCAAAAGAATACTGATCCAGGTCACGTAATTTTAAAGCCACACAAGTCAGTTTCGGAATTCCTCTCACCTGGCCAGGTCTTTCGACTTGAAAACAATGCACAATGTCTGAGGCTGGAATTCGAATCGAACCTACGGTAAATCCATTAAATAAAAATCCTCCTGGATGATTGCGGTACAACCAGTAGGCTTGAGGTTTTCCAATCTCTTCGATTGTCGTTTGAGTTGGATCGTTAGGCTTAGCAAATTCAATTCCCTGACAAACTAATCCTGTTTCAAAATACCCCTCTTTGTAGGGGTCAATAAAATCAGCCTCCAGTGAATAAAGCTTAAGAGGCATCGGTTTACGGAGGTAAACAAACTTCATTAGAGATTCGCCTGCCTCAAGCATGGATCTAAAATGCAAAGCTTGAAGTCCGTAAAAATCCAGTCTTCCTGAATAATCACACTCATCGATAAACCTTTTTAAATGATCTTCAATCTTTTGCCTCTTTAATGTGCTCTCACAATGGATTTTAGGAACAATGCCTGCTCCAATTACATTACTCGTCAGAACATCCAGTCCACGCCTAGCAATGGCATTATTCCTGACTAGATCTCGGCTGCGGTCTCTCAAAGTGGAAAGATAAAGCTTAGTTTCTACAATAGAACTGGATTTAGGTGCGTACCATCCCTTCGTTTTATCCGAGAAGCTTGCAGCCTCATACCGCCTGGTCTGAAGTTTTTTACCCTGGAGCCTGGCGCGTGCTTCTTTACGATTCACCGCTTTTGAAAAAATTCCTGCTATCGAATCAAATGCACGCCCTATCATCTAAAGGCCCTTCTCAACACGGGGATAAAATTGCCGTTTTGGTTCTTTAGATGATAGGTAGCGTGCAATTTGATTCCTGAGCTTGATCAGCTCATTTAAGGAGTGGAAAGAGATTGTTTTTTCACCAAAAGACACACTGCGGACACCGCTTGCTAAAGCTTGATCGAGTCGTTGCAGATTTTCTTTGGTAAACCCAATCTCCATAATTTATGGTTACATCAAGAATAAAAAAGAGGGTATTCAACAAAATGTGAGACCCCCCTTATTATTTTTACTTGCTATTGTATATACAATGCGGTATCCTGTATTTATGCATTTTGAATGGGACGAAGCCAAGAATCTATTGAACTTTCAAAAGCATGGCATTTGGTTTGAAGAAGCTCAAACCACTTGGGCTGATCCCGCAGCTGAAGAAGTGTTTGATCCAGACCATAGCGATGATGAAGATAGGTTTTTACGAATCGGGTATTCAACAAAAAATAGGCTACTCATTGTGACGTTTTGTGAAAAGCGGATGAACAAGATTAGGATTATTAGTGCTAGAAAGGTCACACCTAAAGAGAGGGAGGATTATGAGGAAGGAATATGATCTCAAAAGTCTAAAAAAGAGAAAGATTAAATCCGATGCTGAAGCAAGTAAAATCGCTACCAGTATCAGACTTGACGGATCTGATGTGGCGGATCTTAAAACGGAGGCGCTCCGAATGGGGATTCCTTACCAAACCTTAATCGGCAGTATCTTGCATCGATACGTGACTGGTGAGCTCCTTGATCGAAAGCTGGCAACAGAACTGCAATCAGTTCATGGCTAAAAGACTCTTTCTTGATTTTCTTTTGGGCTGAACTTCTTGGGGATCTTCTTTCTCTGGTTTTTGAGATGGGATCTTTAATCCCAGTTCTTCTCTCAGTTTATTCCAGTGCTCTTTTGAATATCGATCCAACCCATGAAGTGCAGCTGCGGCTCTGGCATAAATTCTGGCGTCCAGTGGTTCATTCCTGATCGATTGATTCCAATTAAACACAATCCTGCGCTCTCCCTTAAAAATTTCCTCAACCATTGCTTCGGATGAAACCAGGCCCTTGAAATAGTTTTCCGTGTAATGATCTGGAAACAGGCAATAACCAGGCGGTGAAGTTTCACTCGGAAGGGGTTGAGGAAGTTTAAGCCAGGAAAAAAGCTCACCCTTAGCAATGTTGACTCCTACCGGAAAATATTTAGCTCCACTGGCAACTTTTCCTTTTCTGAGTGTAATATCCACATGCTTGGGAAGTCCTACAATGCTTCTTTGATTTGGATTGCCTTTAACAGCTACCACCTTGCTTTTAAACTTTCGGCAAAAATTATAAACCACTTGCGTATTATAGCCGCTATCAATGGCTGAAAGAGAAATAGGGATTTGAGCGCCACTCTTTTTTAAGATCCATGACCGATTTTGAATGATGTCCGTCAATTGGTTCCATACGTCAGGTTGAGTTGTGTCCCCCATGAGAACGTCGTAGGACAAAGAAAATGAATTTTTTTCAGATGACCATCCTACGCATTCTAATTCGATTCGATCTGCTTGAATATCCGCGCCTAGTGTGGCAAACAAAATATCATCAATCAGGATGGTTTTGCCCTCTAAATAGCGATTGGATCGGTTAGAAAGATAGACGTTCTTCCAATCTAAAACCTCTCCCAATGATGACTCAAAACTGAGGCCTAAGCTTGTATTGTGAAACACACGCAACATTTCTTCATACTTTTCACAGCGCAAGAAATCTTCCACCACGTCTGAGAATCTCCGCCAAGGAGAATAGAGCTCGCTAATATGAAAACCCGCATTGCCGTTAAAAGGAGCTCTGGGTTGCCACTTTCCTAAACGCATGAGCTCCATTTTTAAATTTTCATTCCACTCCTTTTGACACTCGACACAGACATAGCGAGTCGTGTTTTTAGGGTCCTCCCGCTCATACTTTAAACGCTCAAACTTAAGTTCCTGAAATGCCCCGCAGTGCTGGCAAGGTAAGAGAAAAACTCGCTGATCACTTTTTAAATATTCTCTTTCAATTCTAGAAATCCCTTTCACCGTGGGAGAACTTACAAAAACTAATTTTCGGTTCCAAAACGTGATCGTTCTTTTAATCGCAAGAGACAGGGGGTCGCCCTCTCCTTCTGATCCTCCTCCCCCTGCACTGACTGGAAAACGGTCAATTTCATCAGCGAGTAAAATTCGAATAGGCCTCGATGCTAATTGGGATGGGCTTTGGCTGGTGGAAAGTGTGAGATGACCTCCTGGAAACTTTTTATGCAGCAAGGTATTTGAAGATTCACGACGCCCTCTAAAGTCTCCAAACAATCGAGATAGAATTTCAGTATCTCGAATTAAAGGAGCCAGCCTGTCCTTGGATACAGATTCACACATGGCAAACGTGGGCTCTAAAAGCATGATGGGGCCTGCATCTGTAGCACAGAAGTAAGACAATAGATTGAGTTCGACTTCTGTCTTTCCCGTCTGGGAACTCGCTTGGACTGAGATTTGAGTGACATCTGGCAAGATAGCAACATCCATCATTTCCACTTGATAAGGAATATTCTTCCATCGACCAGGAAGGCTGGATGCTTCTGCGCTTAAGATTCGATACTTCTCAGCCCATTCACTGGGCTTGAGAATTTCCGGTTTCTTCGATGTGTTCTGGAGTTTGCGTAAAAGGCTCTGCTGTAAGTTCATCAAGGGCCTCATGAATAAGATCCGTCAGGATGGATTGAATTTGACCTGGACTCTGAGTGCTGGTCAGTAAATGCGCTGCTTTGGTGGGAATGACAAGAAGCCTGGCTTTAAACTTTCCTACATAATCACAATAAACACTTTCTGCGTCTTCAATGGGAATGAGCTTTTTTTCTTTCTCTGCATTATCGAGCTCTACCTTTTTTGCGCGGGCTGAAGCGAGTCTCGTTTCCTCACGTTCACGATTGATCTTGAGTTCATCCAGATTATCATTCCCATAAACATAAACAGCATGAACTGCTTTTTTCAGTGGATAGAGCAAGCTATTGAGTGGACCAGGTGTAGACTCAACACTTTCTAACTTTCTTTTCAACGTCACCATCGAAAGATCAGTCAGCACACTTAACTCGGTCATGTTTAATTTAATATCTGAAACCCGAAGAAGTTTTGCACGATTCGGATGACCCTCAACACGCCGCTCTTCTGTAAAACTTTCTAAATTTGACACAAAATTTAATTCCCTAATATCCATCACTTCATGCAGCGCACTATTGCTGCGGTGTTTATTTTTTAACTAAAATATAAAAATAATTATAATATCAACTCAGTCAATTTAAATTCCTCTTTAACTACCGACACTTAACGTTCCGTATTAATCTATACTTTTTCAGTTCACTATCTACCCCTCGGGTCGTTCTTCCAACCGTGCGGCGCGTTATAGCGAGAAGGACCCAAGCTTTATTCCTATTTGCTTTGGGCCTGACTACATCTAATGAATGCAGCTTCCAGTTGTCGGTGTGGCTTAAGCCACGGGTTCAATTAGTCCATGCCAAGGACAGTACATGAACTTCAATCATCTGGGTATTGCACATTTTGTGCAACCCCTGATCGCTCTTGACAAGTAGTACCATATAAGATACTATCTTTATATCAATGGGTAAGCACCGAAGAGGAAACTACGTGTTTGTAAGCTGGATCGGAGATCATGGCAATCATGTTCATGTGTACAAAGATGGTCGCTTGTTGGTGAAATGGAATATTGATGCCTGGTGCGAGGAGCCTGGATCGGGCAAAGCATCGAGTCAAATTAAACGCTTGCTCAGAGAGTTGAAGGATGAAGGGAAAATCGGTTATGCGCATTAAAAAAGTCATCGCTAACAATAAGAAAAAAGTTTTTGAAATCACTGTTGGCAAACAGGTCTACGAATTCCCTTACTCTCGTCTCACGCTTAAACCTAGCGATGTAGATGGAATTATCAAAGTCTATCCTGATCCTGAAATTGGATATAACGGATTTACCTATCAACTTGCCTCTAATAAAGAGAACACGATCGTGATGGATCAGGTCTTAGAATATCTCAAAGATCCTGAATATTATCGCAATATGATGCTTTTTAAAATGACGATTGAAGCTCAAAATCGAATGAAAAAGCTTGCTGTGAGTAAACGAGAAATTACTAGACGCATGGGTACCACTCCTACTCAGTTCTATCGTCTTATGGATCAGACCAACACCCATAAGACAATTGATCAGATGGTAAAACTTCTAGCTGCACTTGATTGCTCAGTACAGATTAAGTTTACTGATTGGGCGGCATGAAATTAATAAAAGGGCCAAGGTTTCAACCGAGACCCTTTTCCTCATTGCACGAAAATGACAATATACAAACTTTAACCGTTTAGGTATTGCACAAAATGTGCTACCATATTTAACTATTGACATCTAATTCATCATATGGTTAATATATGTATATGGTGAATTTACCATTAACTACCTTAAGCCAGATTCAAACCTGTGCGACTACTGGTAAGGTATCCTTCACCTACAAAGCATTAAGAGAACTGGCTTTGCTTGAGCTAGGCCTAGATGAAGCGGATGTCTGCGATATCCTAAAAAGCCTCAAAGCTTCTGACTTCATCGAGCGAAAAAGATCCAAGCTCAGTGAGGAATGGCTTTATATTTTTAAGTTTTATGTTGATCGCACGCTTGTTTATTTGAAACTTATTTTAAGAGAGGATTGCATTATTATTTCATTCCACGAGGACCACCCCCATGACTAAGAAAACAAATAAAAAACTCAATTCCCCTTCAAACAAGTGCCCTGAGTGTGGAACTTCTATGAAAGAAGCTACGGGTAAACTCAGCTTTCCAGTCAACGGGGAAGAGATTTCCGTTTCAGGACTTACTTTTCTTAAATGTCAGAAATGTCAGGAAATGATTCTAAGGCTGGATGAATCTAGAAAACTCAGGGAACAGGCGATTGAACTCTATCGGAAGAAATACCATCTTCTTTCAGGCGATGAGATCCGATCATTGAGAGAAAGAAATGATCTGACTCAAGCTCAATTTGCTAGTCTCCTCCGCTTAGGAGTCAACACCATTTCTCGATGGGAATCAGGGAGAAATGTTCAAACTTCAGCCATGGATGTATTATTAAGATTGATTCGTGATGTCCCTGGTACTTTAGCTTATCTTCAAGAATTGGCTGCTTAAAATAATCAAACACCCCGTAAAACCTCGGATTTTTTGTCCCGAGGTTTTACGGGGTATGTGATGGATTTGAAAAATGGACTAGAGAATAAATGGGGTCCTCCCCATGAAAGACCCAATTCACTAGCTCGATATTGGTCTAATGTTTCCCTAATCTCTTTCTCTTTCTCCGCTGTCAGATTGCCGATCCCTCCTGCATCGCTCACAAGACTCAGTTGTCGGAATCATGCACCTTGAAGTCTCTTCCCAGAATTCCAAGTAATGCATTTTACTTCCAAATGAATTACTCATATATTGTTTAATACCCTGGCGTCGTTGATGTACCCTGTATCTCTCCAACCACACTCGATGTGTCCCCACACGGACCGGAAACCACGCGAATCGTTTCACATCCCTCTCTTCTCCTGTCGCTGGAATTCTGAACCTCATAACTCTGACTCCCGCTCATCTCGCATCATCAGCATACACACACCTTGTTTCCAGTCCCAACAAAAACGTATCCCAAGTTGGTCATGAATCGATCAAAGTTCATAAATTAACCTTTTCTAAATTGAATATTTATTTTTCAAGTTTCGCTTTCATCTTGGCTACATAATTTTCTTCAAAGATTTGACTCACAGTCTTCTTCATTCCCCACTTAGGTTTATTTATGACATGCTGTTTAAATACAAAGAGCATATCGATCTGAGGTGGCGGAGAAACTGCCTTCTTTCCTGTGCGCTTTTTTCCCTTTTTTTTATAGATAAGAAAACTATTTCCTTTGTACTGGATCACATCATAGTTATTCCTTCTGATCAGGACAGAGGGATTGCCCTTCATTCGCGCTGCTGCTGTCTCAGTATTGATCCGCATCGGGATGCCAATAAACGGCCATTTTTTCCCGATGCGGTCTCCCCCATACTCGTGCCAATACATCGCCTTAAATTGACTCCCAATACGGGCCTTGAGTTTTGGCCACTGATCTTCAGTCACTTTTCGATACTGAATTTGTTTCAATACCCAAGATTTTTTAATTTTGAATTTTCCTGGCAACTCATCCACAAGCTTCTGCCTTGCTAAATAAGAGCAGGAATTCATGGCACTCACGGCTGCTTTTGGAATATTCTTTTCTGCTAACTCTTGAATGCGCTTCATCGCCTCCTTCGTGTTATGCTTGATGGTAATCATTCTTTTTATTTTCCCATGCGTAACGCTTAATCATACGAATCAGGTGGTACCGACTGATACCTAAGATTTGATACGCTTGATTTTTATTCCACTGACAAGCTTTAAGCACGGATAATGTGTAGGCCAGCTTGATCGAGTGGAGACTTGCTTTCTCTTTCATTAACTCCTGTATTGCCTGTTCCATATCTTCCTCTCTGACGAGATCCCCTCTATTGCTAATCTAACCGGTATAAATCTCACGCACTTCACTCATGCTCTCTGGAGTCACTTCAGGAAACTGCTGATCTAAAAATACCCGTGCTTGCTCTGCCCAAATCTGTCTTAAACTTTTTGGCTCAGCAAGCTTGAGCTCACAGACTCTCGCCCACCCTCCTTGATTTTCGACCACCTGAATCGAGATCTTGTCTAAATCTCGTTTAGCTAATTCAAAATTCTCACTCCCATAGAGCCGAATCGCTCGATCTATTTTTCTAGCCGTTGACCATGACCACGATAGGATAAGTTTATTGAAATCCATTTTTTCCTCCACATCGTTCTCAAGCAACTAAAATCGCCTTCAGTTCATCAAACTGATCCTCGGTTAATTCGTCTGAATTTTTGACCTTGAATTTTGATTCCATCACTTGTGCAATACTTTTCAGGTCAAGTTTGTAGGCTTGAGCAAGATCAACGAGTTCCTCACGTCGTGATTTTTTTTCTTCAGAAATGCTCTGAGTTTCAACCATTCTAGGCTCTAAAGTTGCAATTTCTTCATGAGAGTAAGCACCTCCTAATTCATCAGGAAATGCCATTCGAAGTGCCTGACTCTCAGCCACTTTCTTAATCATTGTTTCTGGCATCCGTGCCCATAAATTTTTTCCTGTGTTGTACTCCGCTAAATTCACTTCTTCTCGGGCAGGATGATTCCAATCTTGCCTGTAAATCTCAGCCCATGCACCGACACATTCACCTCTTTGATTTCTTAATATTCCTCTCTTAATTCCTGAGAGTTTCCCTGTACTCATGGCTTTTGCTCGAAGACCATCGATCCCTACCACGATCGAACCAGGGGTATTTCCAAATTTAATGAAATGAATTTGTCCTGGCTTCAGTGGATCAAGACCCATATTTTTGCAACGATGTAAAAAAAGTTGCAATTCAAGATCAGTTGCTCCTTTGGCCACTACGTTTTTAATTAATTGAATTTGCTCATGAGTCCAAGTTGGATTGGACTGCGTTGTTACTTCCATACGGACACCTTTCTTATTGTCAATCTATTTATGCAATTTCTCTTTCCCGTGTCTGATACTCTTCAATCATTTTCATCATCTCTAAAAAGTAAGCATCACAAGTGATTTTTCCATGCTCTAGATCATTAATCACTTGGTCATACCGATCCCCATGAAGTCTTCCGATTCTTCCCATCGCGGCTACGGGCTCCATGGGGGTACCGTCTTTGTATTTAATTCCTAACTTCGATACTTTCTTTTCAAGTGCGTTGATGGCTTCTAAAAAAGTCACATTTCCCCTCCCATGGTTTGCTCATGCTTTTTCAAGTCTAAAAAAATACTTTGAAGCGAAACTAAAGAAGCCCCTTGCTGATTTTTTTTCTGAGTTGAATCACACAAAAGTTCCTGATCCATCCCTTGCTTTTGAGTCAACAAAGCTTTGGCTAGATTTCTCCACTGAGCCCGAAGTGTGGGTAAGTTTTCATCGTCCAATGAAGTGCATAGATTTTCCCAGCCCCCCTCCGACTGAACCACTTGCCAAGCCAGACTCCCTAATTTCTCCTTCGCATCCGAAAGTCGATAAGGACCAATGGACCGAATTGCTCCAATGATTTGACTTGCAATTAAGGCTGCTTGGTCCTCATGCGAAAGTTGAGGATTGGCTCGCCCTCGAATTTCTTTGAGCGAAGGGAAGGGATCTCGACTGCTTCGATTTTGAATGATCTCGTCAATCGCAAAACACAGTCTGGCATAGCCCATGGATTTTAGACTAGAGTCGTAAAGCGCAATGAGGCTTTGCGAAAGTTGGAATCCAGGAACTAAGCTAGCAAGACACATCAAGCGTTGGTAAAATCCCTGTTGTTCAGATTTTAACTGTGTGACGTTCATGAATCGCCTCTCAGAGAGACCATGAGACGCACAGAAAGCAGCCTAGAATTTATTTTCTCAAGCTCGGTAATATGTAACCATGCACTTAAGTGGAATGAGCCCCTTAAATCGAAAATAGAATCCTCTCGTTTCACGATGACACCTCGGCAAAAGATTTTTGGCTTTTCAAATAATTCTGCATGGCCTGCGTATTGGCATCGTTCCGTTCCTGCTGCGCAGTGTTCGAAGGTAAAATCCTGACCCCAGTCTTCCACTCAGTTCGTAGCTTCTCAGCATCTAGAAGCATCATTCCCACGGCATGACCTGAATTAACGTAGGAGCGATGGCTATGCGTGAGATAGAATTCAGCCACCCAAGGGGCTTCTATCGCTGGAATCCTAGAAACAAAATTTTTGAGCTGTCCCATGATCTTTTCGTTAGAAACAGGAGGAATCCCGTACCTCTGCTCGTACGCTGCCGCATAAGCCCTCCAAGTGATAGCAGTAGGTGAAGCACCCTCTTCGTTGACCTGCCGTTGTCTCGTGTCTTCCTCTGGCTGGTCTATGCCTGGAAGAGTCATGCTGAGCTGAGGAGTTTGTTCCGTGATGGGAACGTCTGCACTGAATCCTTGTGTTTGAGACTGAACTGGAATTTCCACATGAGTCACTGACGCGTTGGCGTCCGATCTCTCGTGAGAGGTCGGCGCAACATTTCCCTTCCCTTCCAGTTCCCTTTCCAGTTCCCTTTCCAGTTCCCTTTCCAGTTCCCTTCCAGTTCCCTTCCCTTCCCCACGTGCATTACATTGCAACTTCACTGACGCGTCAGATTCATTGCACTGTAATTGCACTGACGCGTCAGTGTAACTACACTCACGCGTCAGCTGACGCGTGGAATCCTGATATAAGGATGTGTTAGAACAGGTTTCCACCGGAGTCGGGCGTGCAAATCTTTTTAAATCGGTCCCGAACTGGGTCAGGGTGGAGAGGAATTTCAGGAAGTCAGGTGGAGCAAGCAGTTGTCCTGATTCAGGTACTGGAATGGAAGACGCCCGCTCCCTGGGATTAATCACTTGATGAAGCTTCCACGATGGAATGTCACCATAGAACTTGCCCTTACATTTGTACTTCCTGACAAATCCCTTGGAATGGAAGGCATCCAAAATATCTTCAAAATTCAAATTGTCCCATGGCAGGATATCTAACTGGAGTGTTTTAGGTCTCCATTCAAATCGACCTTCCCGATCACAAACCGTAAATAAGCCACACCAGGAAAGTCGCATCGGTAGCTTTGTTCTTTGTTCAAGATCAAATAAATCCTCATGACGAAAAAGCTCTGGTTTAATGGTTCGAATTCTACTCATGCTGTAACTCCTCTTGTTGTTGATTTTTTGCTAAAATTGATTTTCTGAAAATTATTGGAACTGACTTGGTGGCACACTCTTCTGTAAAACCCTCCTAGACCTGATCGATTTGAACTCTCATGCATTATAATGATGCGATGACCCTCTAAACTTTGAAGCACCTGGCTCTTTAGAAAAAGCTTCATGGTCTCAATTCCTTTGACTTGCGAGAAAGGAGTTTTTGAACAATTCCCTAATGTCATTTCAGCACCTCCCTATTAAGGATGGGTTTTGACTTTGCGGGAACTACAGCGAGGTAGCCCCACACAATGAGATTAAGAAATGGCACAAAGGCTGCTATGGCAAGCATGCAGGAATGAGTTCCCTCCCCGTAGATGTCTCTTGCTCGCTTGGAAAAATTGTGAAAATGCATGATCAGACTTAAGCTCAAAAATGAGATCATGCTAAAGCCATACAAAACATGAAAAAGTATCGGTGAATTTGGACGTAGCACGCTGGAATCCAAGAACCCACATCCCAGTGCAACCAAGGATTGACTAATGGATAGAACTCCAAAATTAAATAGGAACTGTGCTCGACCGTACGACGTCTAAAGTATCGGTCTAAACAAATACATTCTAATCCCGTAGAGTACAAAGTAAGTCAACCTGATCACTCAGCGGCCTAGCCAGAGTGACACCAAACAAGGGGGGTCGAGTGTGGACAT